GCCGTCGGGGATGTCGCCAAACGGGAAATAGGCGGTCATGCCGATGTCGGAGCGCGTAAGGTTGGGCAGCTTGTTACCACCCAATACGCGATACAGGTCTGGATAGGTAGCCTGGGCAAAGGTGCTACCGTCGGCCTTTAAAAACCCTTCTTGGCTGGTAATCGCGCGGGGGAAGCCCATTACCGCGCCTACAGGCAAGCCTTTGCCGCCGGCCTGCTCGTCGATGATTTTGCGCAAAGCCTCGACCACTTGGTTTGGCTTGGCTTTATCCGGCTGGATACCGGCCGCAGTCAGCACGGCCAGCAGCTCGGATTGCACTTGGTTGAGCCACCACGCGGGCAGGATGGTGCCCAATTCGGACACGCCGTCGCCGTCGTGGAAGGTCTTATCGGGGGTTTCGATGGGGTGCATAAATCGTCCTTTAGCGGTAGGTAAATCGGATGGCGGTGTGGGCTGGTTTGAGGCGGTTGAACAGGCTCTCGATCACGGCATCGCTGTATTGGCTCAAGCGGCTGCCGGCAGTGCCGCTGCCTGCTCGAAAGCGCCACACGGTTTGCGATTGGGCGGCCACATCCACCCACCACACCCACATAATGTCTTCGCGGGCGAGGCGGTCGCCGGCGCGGTTTACACCGGCGCGGAAGGGCTGCGGCTCGCTGATGGTGATGGTGTAGCCGGCTGCGGCAGCCAGCCGGATGAAATACGGGATGCTCAGGCCGCCGGTCTCATTGAGTTTGGCCAGCACGTCGGCCACGCGGCGGGCGTAGTTGTCGGGCTGCGGCGGGTTGATGCCGAGCAGGCGCTCCCAGCGTGTGATGTCACCGCCGGCTGTGGGGGCGTAGGCAGCAGCCAGCACCTGTGCCGACTGTGTCTGCACGCCGTCGAATATGGCGGCTTCCGCCTGCCGCTCGGCGGCCTGCCCGGTGGCGCGCACGTCGTAGCTGATGGGCGGATAGTAGAGGGGGAGCAGGTCGGCGTAGGTCATAACAGGGTCATCTCAAACGTGCCCAAGGCGAGCCATTGGATGTGCGGGGTGATGGTGGCGTTTTGGTTGGCGGCCGGGCTGTCGAGCACGCGGTCGCGCACGCCCGGGGTATCGCTAATCAGCGCCTCGATATGGCTTTTATAGACGGTGTCGCCCGGCTTGATGGTTGCAAAATAGGCCGACAAGGCGCGGGCGGCGGCATCCTTGACCGCAGGCAGGGTGTAGCCGTCGGCCAGCGATACGCGTACCGATACATTGAGCGGCACGCGTTGCGGTGCCATCACCTGCACGTTTTTGGCGGTAACCGGGCGGCGCTCGTCGATATATTGCTGCACGGCACGCACCACATCGGGCGACGGCAGGCCGGAAGCGGTGAGGATGGCCACGTCCACCGTGCCCAAACCGCGCCGCAGCGGATACACAAATGCCGCCTCCACCCCCGGCACGGCCATTGCCCAGCGGTAATAGTCGTAGGCATTGCCGCCGGCGGGCGGCTGGCGTAAGCGCGACAGCAGCCTGTCTAACAGTGCGGCATCGCTCTCGATATCGGTGCCGCCCACCATGCTGGTGAGCACGGCATCTGCCTCAATGCCGGCAGGCGGGCTTTGCAGCTTGGCCGGGGTATTGTCCGGCTGGTTTCCTGCCGCGCCGGTGCTCAGGCAGTGGCAGGCCAACACAGCCTGCCCGCTGCCGTCGGTTTGGCCGGCGGCAGAAGTCTGGTAGGCGGTGTCGCCAACTTGGGCCACCAGCCCGGCAGGCAGCACGGTATTGGGCGCGCCGCTGATGCGGATACTGCCCGCCGCAGCGGCGGCACTCTTACGCCAAATGCGGTACATGGCGCAATGGCGCTCCAAATAGGCGGTGTCCGCCGTATCGGCAAACACCTGCCGCAAAATCCACTCTTGATGCTGGTATTGCCCCTCGGCCAGTGCGGCCAAAGCGGTGGCGCGTGCGAAATTGTCGCTACCGGGGTGGGTGTGGGCGGCAGGCTGCTGGTTGCTCAAATCGCGCAGGTAGTCGCTGCGCAGTTGCTCAAAGTTTTTGGTTTTCATGCCAGCCGCACCTCATGGATTAAGGATAGATTCCGGCCGCTCATGTCTTCCCCGTCAATATCCAGCCGCAGCCAGCCGCGCCGTGCCAAAGAGGCGGCCACATTGATGCGGCGGGCGCGGTGGGCATCTAAAATCGGCTGCAAGGCCTGCTCGGCATACTGCTTGGCCAGCACGGCGATGCGCGGCAGGTCTTTCTGCCGGCGCAATTCGTGCAGGCGGCTGCCCAGTGCAGGTTCGGCCCAATAGCTGCCAAGCGGGGTAACCAGCCGCACATAGACTTCGTTTTCGATGCCTTGCGCGGATTGGTTGAGCAGGTAGTCGCCGGTGGCGGGGTTAAGTAAAGCGTCCATAACCGCATTATGGGTTATGGACGCCGGGGGAACTGCTTGAGGGGCTTCAGAGGGTAGCCTAAATAGGGGCGCCAGTGGTGCCGCCGCTGTCGCCGGGGTGTTTGTGGCCGGTGAGGGATTTGCCCGAGGCCACCACATCTTGGTCGGTGGTGTAGTCGCCGCCGGTTTGGCGCACATCACCACTAAACGTTGCGCCGTTACCCCCTTTTATAGCCATGCCGCCGTTGCCGTTGATTTGCCCGGCGGCGGTAACTTCGGCGGTGCAATCCACATTGGGTGCGTCGATATTAACCCCGCCCGGCGCTTTGATGTTGAGCACTTGGCAGTCGATATCGATGATGCGGCCTTTTTTAAGCACGATTTTGGCGCCGTCGGCGTTGTACACCGCAGTCTCACCCTCTTGCAGGTTGGTGATGCGGTAGGCGCCGTTGCAGGTATTGACGACGATGCCGTGGCTGGTCTGTCCACCCAAGGGCAATACAATGCAGTCGCTGCCGGCAGGCGGGTGCGCCGTAAAGCCGAACTGCTCGGCGTGTTCCAGCGCCTGCACCGTTTCGCCGTCCAGTCCCTCAATCTGCGCGCGTTGCACGCCGGCGGCGGCATCGGTGCGGGCGATTTTGCCGCGGAATGCCTGCCGGATACCGCCCAGCATCCGCTTGATGCGGCCGTCTACTTGTTTAGCGTCCATTTATCGTCCTTTTATCCTTATTCAAAAGCCATCGTCTGTCTTGCCTGACGGCCTTTCCGTCCACCGCTGCGGCGTTTGCGGCTGCCCCTGCGGCGGCCTTTGCCGCCTTGGCCTTTGTTGTTTTTCGGCGGTTTGGCCTCGGGAATCCACGCCTTGTCCTCTTTGAGGGTGAGGATGGTTTGCGTGGGCTTGCCGCGCCCGCCCACAAATTTGCGCGCCATTAAAAAATAGATACCGTCCAGCCCGTCCGGCTCGCTCAACAGTTGCAGGCGCTGGCCCGGCTGCCACAGCACGCCGTCGTCGTTGCGGTGGCCTTGCACGGTGGCGGTGATGGTGAGGCCGTCCAATTTGCTGTCGCCCAGCCGCTTCTTGGCCTTGCGCTCGGCGGCGGCTTGGTTATCCACATCCGCCTCCACGATAATCAGCGGGCGGTGCACCTTGACCGTGCCATCTTTTACCGTGGCACGCAGGTTGTGCTTGCCGCTGTGGCTCTGCCCCAGCACGGTAATCTCGCTGAAACGCTGCGAAAAATCGCGCTCCACCTGCAACTGCTCCACGTTGTTGCCCTGTCCGGACACGCGCACAATCAAATCGGCCACCGGCTTGGTGGTGTAGTCGGGCCCGCCGATCACCAGCGTGCCGTCCGGCTCCAGCCACGGCCACAGCCCGTTGGCCTCGGCATACTGCGCCAAGGCGTCCCAAGCGCGGCTGCCCGGCTCGATTTGCACTTTGTTGGTGCGCGCGGTTTGCGCCGCATCGATGCGGATTTTGCTGATGCCCAACGGTTTGACGATGGTGTCGATAATCTGCTTTAAATCCATATCCTGCGCGTTAAAAATCGGGCAGGAGCAATCCAATAGGATGCCGGCATCGTCGCGGCCGGAAATGGTGAGCGTTTTTTGCCCTTTGGCGGTGGTGGTGCTCACACGGTCAATGCGCCCGCTCAATACGGTATCCTCGCCCACCCGCACCTCCACGGTATCGCCCGGCTGCACCGCATCCGGTTTGGCGTCCACCGGCCGCCCGAGCGTGACCTGAAAATCATCGGCCGGGGTGAGGAGGTCGCTGTCGATGTCGTAGTCTGTCCACTGGCTGTGGGTTTTGCCTGCAATTAAGAGGCTCACGGTGTTATTGGGCGTAGGCATTTAATACGGTTCCGCGGGCGATAAAGTTGGGATGCACGATGCCGGGATTGAGGCGCAGCAGCTCGGCTTGACGGCGGTGGTCGCCGTACCAGCGGAAAGCCAGCAGGTGCAGGCTGCTATCGGTTGGCACTACCTTTTGCACCAAGGGCGGGCGCAGGTTAATCAAGGCTTGTGCCTGCTTTTGCAGGGTATGCGCCAACGTGCGCACGCTGTCGGCCAATTCGGCGCTGCCCTCTAAATAGGGCTGCTGCGGCAACAGGCGGCGCTGTTCCAGTTGGCGGTAGAGCTGCTCGGGGTCGGGCGGGTTGTCCTGATACAGCGAGAGCAGCAAGGCGGCCAACTGTTCGGCCTGCTCGGCAGAAGCGGCCAGCATCATCACCGCCAAGCGGTTGGCGGCCAACGCGCTGTTGAGCTGGGCGCGCACATCGGCCAGCAGGCGGCTGATTTCCGCCGGCGTAAGTTCGGGCTCGTCTTGTTCGGCGGCAAAAATATCCGCCAGCTCTTTGGCCAGTGCGGTGCTGCCCATACTGGCAATCGCTGCCGTGAGCGCGGCCACATCCGGCAAGGCAGCCTGCGAGCGGGCGGGCGTGGCGCCGTTATCCAAACCCTGCCGGTATTGCCACGGCACGGCAGCGGCCGTTTTGGTACCGCCAGCCAAATCGCGCCAGCCGGACAGGCTGCTTTCCGCCGTGCGGTGCATCCCGGCCAGCGCGCCAAACACGCCTTTGAGTTCGGTCAGCAGCACGCGCGGGCTGTTGAGCAGGTTCAGGCTGCCTGAAAACACCCCGTTCACTTGGCCGTACAGCCGCCCCACCACATTGAGCACGGCCGCGTGAAAATTGTTCCACCTGTGCTGCTGGGCGCGGATTTTGCCCAAGGCCTTTTCCAGTACGGCAAAGCCCTGAAAAGCGGCCAAGTCGGCCACCCAATCCGCCTCGTCGGCCAAAGCCAGTGCCAGCTCGCGCCCGAAAAACGGCGCGGCGGCCACGCTCTGCTTGAAGCTGATATTGATTTCGGCATAGTCCGGGCTGTCTTCGCTGTGCCGCACCTCGAAATCGGCCACCACCGTGTCCGGCACGCTGCCGTAAATCGGGTGCACCAGCTCGCCGCTGCCGTGTTCGCGCAGCACCTTGAGCAGGCGTTGCAGCCGCGCCTCGTAGTCGTCGCCATACAAAACGGCGGTGAGGTTAAATTCCAAGGCTTCGCAGCCCGTGTCCTCAATATCCGAGCCGTCCACAAAAGGGTAGCTGTGCTCGGCCAGCGCGTGCACGCCGCGCAGGGTGTCGCCGGTGGCCTCGAAGGCCACGCCCTTGTAACTGGCATCAAGCAGGGTATCTTGCCAACTCATCTGTTAATTCCTTCTGTTATCGCGCTCGGCGGCTTGCGATACGGCGGCGGTGATGTTGCCGCCCGACACCGACACGGTTACCGGCACCGGTTGCCGCGCCGCTGCCGCCAACTGCCCCGCTGCCGTGCCCATCAGGCGCGATGCCTCCAAAAACTGGGCGGCGGCCTGCTGGTTGTGATTGACCGCTTGCGCATATTGCTCGCTGGATTGCTGATAGGTTTGCGATGACTGCTGGATTTGCTCCGCGCTTTTTTGTAACTCTGGGCTGTTGAGTGGAGATTGGTTGGTAGAACGGGATGCATCGCTATAGTTAATCAGCGCCGAACGTGGCAACGCCTGCCCATGATATTGCTGATTTAATTGCCGCATCCTCTCCAGTGCAGATCCTTCGCCTGCATTCAGCTCCGGCGAATGCAGCAGCAGGCCGGTGGCAAAATTGAAACGCGGTGCAGCAGTCAGCACGCCGGTACCCCAGCTTAACGCCCCGCGCCCGAAACCAAGTGCACCACCCCCTGCTTTAGACAGTAGGTTGCCTGCCCAGCCTGAGCCGCCACTGCGAAACAACGATAAAATGCCGGCGCCCAGCCCTGCACCGCCGGCGGCTTGTGCGGCCAAAGTGGCTTTGGGGTAGCGGGTAGTGGCTTCCGTCCATTTAGTTTCAGCAGAGTTTAGGGTATCGAGTGCATCTTTGCGCCCAAGCAGCGCCAGTGAACGGTTTTGCTCTTGCCGAAACATGTCATCCCGGCTCATTACACCGATTTTCCTGTCTACCAAGCTATTGGTTTTCGGGTCAATCCCGGCCAATCCTTGGATATATTCTTGCACTTGCTGTACATCTGAGGCGGCCAACAAACCGGCTTTGGCCTGAATATCCGGCAAAATCCGCGACAGCACGAAACCGCGCATGATATTCATCTGTTCGGCGGCGGTTTGGTCGCCGGCATCGGCCTTGGCTTTAAGTTGTTGGTATTGCTGGTCGCGCTCCAGCATGGCGTTAGCCAAGCGCGATAATACCTGCACCGCGTTTTCGCCGTTGGCCTTGCCTTGTAAAACCGAATTAGCCCAATCAATACCCTTGCTCGGGTCATTTGGGTTATCTATACGCGACAGGCGTCTTACCGTGTCGGCCGATAAGGTTTTTTCCAACAGGTTGCGCACGTTGTTGGCGGCTTCACTGTTGGAGCCGGATTTATTGGAGGCAGATTGCAGGATGGACAGTAGGTAATCGAAGCCTTGGATGCCGTTCAAGCCGGAGTTTTTGGCAGCAGGTAGTAAGGCGGGCAGCTCAGTGACCATATCGGCGATTTCAAAGTTGCCCTGCATCCCCGATTTCATGGCGTGTTCAAACGCGGTAGCCAGCTCTTCGCCCTGAAATCCGAAGTCGTGCAGCACTTTCATCAGTTTGGCCACACTCTCCGGGTCGTATTGCCCAGCACCTTCGGCGGAGGCAATCATGGCGCGATAGGTGGCGGTTGCCCCTTTCTGCACCTGCTCGAAGCTCATGCCGTTGGCCATTTGGCTGTTGATCAGGTTGAGCGCGGCATCGGCATTGCCGCCGTTCTTGGCTACAAGCTCGGTTACCAAGTCGCGGATTTGCTGCTTACCCGTGGTAGCAATCCAATCAGACGTTTTGCTGTTGTCTTCGCCAAAAGCCTGCCACGCTACTTGGCTGATATTGGCCTCAAGCTGTTTTTGGTTGTCCATGCTCGGTTTGAGCACGGTATAAGCACCCACACCGGCAGCAGCCACTGTAGTCATGGCGCCGCCCAAGCGTTGCCGCCAGCTGCCGGCTGCACCGGCGCCACTGCGCAACTCGTTGTTCAACCGTTGCAGGTTGCGGCGGTTGGCTTCCGCCGCCCGCGCCAGCTCGCGCTGCGACAGCGTGCCGGAGCGTGCCAAACGGTTATAGGCCGCCTGCGTGAGCTGCATTTCGCGGCGGATTTGCTGCTCGGAGCGGATGCCGAGCCGCTGGTAGGCACTGATGGCCTGCTGCCGCTGCCGCCCGGCCTGCGCCCACACACGCGCCTGCCCAGTGGCCGCGCGCTGGCTTTCAGTCAGCAGCCGGCGCAGGCCTTGGCTGGCATTGTCCTTAAACTTGGCAACCAGTTCTAAGGTGTTACTGCTCATTTTTTCTGCCTTTTGCTGATGTAGGTGGTGGCACCCTTACCGGACGGTTTGGGCTTAGAGGGGGATGGAGGCGGTGCAGACGGAACGGGGATGGGCACCGGCACGGGTTGATAGGTGGATAAAAGCTGGCGCGCCTGCCGCACAAAACTGTTGAGTTCGGGCAGTGTCATCTCACCCACCCGCTCTTCCGACAGCCCGAAGCGGCCGAGCAGCAACACCGCTAATCGGTAGCGGTCGAGTTCGGGCGCAGCCGCTTTTTTGCCAGCAATTCCTGCGCGAAATACAGCGCATCGAAATCGCCGGCAGCCAAACCGTCGGCCAACAGGTCGGCATCAATCTGTTCGGCGGGAATGTCGCCCAAGCGGTCGATGGCTAGGGCGTAGCTCTCCAGCATCCGTGCCTGCCCGTCCAACTGCGGGTCGATATCCATGTCTTCACGCACAGTGGGCAGGTGCATCACAAAGTCATAATGCAGGCTGCCTGCATATTCGATGCCGTATTTCAGGCTACCTGAAACTGTTTTGCGGTCATCGGCCACCACAAGGTTGTAATCGGTAACGGCAGCGGGGAGCAGGTCGGCACCAATGGAATTAGAGGGTTTTTTATCAGACATAAGAAAAGCCTTTAAACGTTGATTAAACCAAGATAAAGAGTAGGTTTAATTGTCGTTTAAAGGCTTAGGGGGAAGTAGTTGAGACGTTTCAGAGGGGTCGCTATTCTGCTTTCCTCACTACAAAAGCCACATTCCGGTTTTCTACCGTGATGCTGTATTTGTAGCCATCACGAATAATATCTTGAGTGGCTTCGCCTTGTTGTCTGGCGGCGGCATTCAAAACTTCAGGCAGTGCTTTCAGCAAATCTTGCCCAATGGCCAGCTCACCTAATTTGGCACGGCCATACGGCGAGGTCATCACCTGTATTGCCGGCAAAGCGTGAGCAACATCTTTCACGGTATTGCCGGTCATTTCATACCCAGCAGCCAAAGATAAGACATTTTGGTTATCGTCAATCTTAATAATAACCCCACCAAAATCGGTTACCATCATTACATCATGGCCGCATTCGTTTTGGACAATCTCTTTGTTGATTACCCGTGCTGATGCGCCTGTACTTTTCAGCCCGGCATCTATGTCTTCCAATAAAGTTTCAGCCCTCATGCCCAACGGCGGCGGGCAATAGCTGCTTTGCACCTGTGCTTCCGAAGCCGGTTCAGACACCGCCGGCGCCTGCTGCTCCTGCTTTCCGCAGGCGGCCAGCCCGAGGGCGATAAGCACGCCGCACAATAGTTTTCTCATTTTCCCTTCTCCGTAAAAAAGCCCTACCGATTCAGGACAGGGCTTGATTCTACCATTTTCAGGTAGCCTTTACTCCAGCACTTTGCGGATGGCAAAGCCGGTGATGTCGATCACCATCTCGTTGTCCACCGTGTAGCTCTCGCCCACTTCGGTTACGCAGAAACCGAGGTAGCTGGTGGGTTTTGCGCCGGGCACGTCGGGCACCAGCGAGATTTTGGCGTCCTCGATGCTGCCCCAGTTGATGGCGGTGCCGTCAGTGGGCATCACGGCGGTGGCGGTGATGTCGTATTGGCCCACGCCGCGGGTGAAGCCTTTGGTGCGGCGGCTGCGGTTCATGGTTTTCACGGGCTTGCGGCCGGTGCTGTCTTTGACGTCGATTTTGGTGATTTCCACCTCCGCCGCGTCGAGATAGAGGGTTACGCTGCCGATGTATTCGGTACTCATGTTTTATGCTCCTATAAATAGAGGTCTACCACCATGCCGACCACGTGCAGGCCGTTCACTACGTCGGACGGGATGCGCACGTCCAGCATGTTCACGTTTTGCTTGTCCCTCTCCACGATGAGGTTGGGCAGGTTGGCTTCCACCTGCTCCAAAATCTCCAGCTCTTCGCAGCGCATCAGCACGTCGATAAGCTCGCTGCGCACCCGTGCCGGGGTTTTGTCGGAGAGTTTCTCACGCGGAAAGCGCAAGGCCACGCGCTGGATGCAGGCTTTGCTCACGTAAATCAGGGTGCGCACGGTGGTTACGTCCAGCAGGCTCTCGTCGGCGGTGCCGTTGGCGGTTTTGGTGTAGGTGGTAATCGCCCGCACAATCTGCGCCCGGCTGCCGTCCGGGCTGGTTTCCACCGGCGCCACGCCGTTGTAGAGTGCGTTTTCTTGCTCGGTACGCATGGTTTTGTCTTTGCTGTCGCACAGGCCGATGCCTTCCAAGGCCAGCGTGTTCAACGGGCGGGCGGGGTCTTCTTCGCTCGCCATCACGGAGGCAAAAGCGGCCGCCAGTTCGCACGGCAGGCTGGGCGTGCCGCGATACCAAGCGCAGAGCATAAAGCCGTTGTTGAGTTTGCCGGCCAAGGTGGTGGCGGTGGCCAATGTGCCGCTGTGTCCGTACACACCAATGGCCCAGCGTTTTTCGGTAGGCGCGCCGACTTTTTCGAGGTGGGCGCGCAGTTTGAGCAGGTTGGCCTCGTCGCTGATGCCGCAGGCGATGATGTCGTGCCCATCAGCAATCACTGCGGTGAGTGCGGGCTGGATGTCGGGGTTGGCGTCGCCGCCCGCCATTGCGGTTACCGTGGTGCTGATGCCGGCGGCGGTGCAGGCCGCCAACAGGCGGATGGCATTGCCCTCGGTACCTTTGTTTTTCGCGGTGATGGTCACCACGCCGGCGGCTTCGGCAGCGGACACCGGCAGGCCGGGCTGGGCGGTAATCGCAGCCTTGACGGCCTTGCCGACGGTATCGGCGCTGTCGCCGGCGGCCACGGCCACCATCAGCACGTCGGCGTTACCGATACCCACGCGCAGCACACCCTGCGTGGTGGCATTGCCGGTAATGGTGATTTTGCCTGCGGCGGCCACGCCGGCGCTATTGTCGGCTAGCGTGATGATGCTCAGGGCGGCATTGGCGTAGGCTTTAATGGCGGAATCGGCCATCAAATGTGCCTGACTGCCCGCACCGTAGCGCTCGGCCACTTCGGCGGCGGAATACACATCCGTCAGGGCGGATACTGCGCCCAAGTCGGTGGTGTGCTGGGCAATCAACAGCACGCGCTGCCGATTGGTGGGCAGGTTGCGCATGGCGCGTTTGAGGTTCCATTCGGCGTACACGCCGGGTTTGCGCGTAGATACCGGGATTTTGTCAAAACTGATGTTGGCGCTGGCCATTATTTGCCTCCTTTGGCGGGTTTGGGATCAGGCTCGGATTCGGCCTCGGATTCGCGCACCAAGTCGCCGCATTCGAGGCAACGCAGATAGTAGGCGCTCTCCTCCACGGCAACGGCCTGATGCTCGTCGATATAGCGGTGCGGCTCGCCTTCCTTCGGCACTTTCAGGCCGGCGGCGGCTTTTACCAAGATGGTCATGGCGTATCTCCTAATTTAACTTCCGCCTCGATGGCGGGGGTGGGTTTGTCGGGTGGCGCGTGCACATGCAGATTGGCGCCTTTCAGCTCGGGGTCGGGCGGGCTGGTGGCCGCCTGATAGGTCACAAAGATTTGGTCGGGGTGCGGCGGGGATGGCGGACTACCCGGCGGCGTGGGCGGCGGTACTTGCGGCCAGCGGCCGTTGTCCAACGCCTCCTCGATCCAATGGGTGGCAAATTCGCAGGCATACACGCTCATCGCTTCCTGCCGCTCCATCCTGCCGTTAAACAGGGTGCGTACCGCGCGCGGTTGCAGCTTGTCGATGGCCAAGCCCAAATCCTGATTAGCCAGCAGGCGGCGCACCGCGTAAATCAGTTGGTAGCTGCCGATTTCCCAGTGGCCGATGCCGCCGGCGCGGCTGGCTTCCTCGCTCCGTAGGGAGCGGGCGGCCACCATCACCACAAACTTGGCTTCGGCCTTGTGCTTGGTGCGGCTGGTTTTCACGGCTTCGGTTTTGTCGATGCCGGCAAAAGTCACCCAAGCGGCCGGCAGCTGCTGTACCACCTGATACAGCCCCTCGTCGTCCAGCTCGCCGCCGTAGCTGTGCACGCCGGTGACCAGCTTGCCCAAGCCTTGGCGCAGGCGCTGCACGATGGCAGCCTCAATAAGGGCGATCACGTCCGAATACCTTTTGCTGCGGCTTATTAAACATCACGGTGTCGCCGGTGCCGAGCTGGCCGTTTTCAGGCAGCCCGCTGATGGTGGCCGTGCCGCGCGCCACCTGCTTGAGGTAGTCGATGGCGTTTTTGTAGCGGGCGTCCATGTCATCGTTGCCTTGACGCATACCGGTGGCCAAGCGGTAGATGGCGATGTCGCAGCAGTACACCGTCAAGAGGCGCGGGATTTGCGGAAGCGGCCGCGTGTAGCGGTTCAGGTAGCCGTCTATCTCTGCTGTGGCATCCAGCAGCGCCTGCTGCGCGATGTCGGCATTGATTTGGCCGCGTCGCTCTAAGTCGGTGAGCTGCAACACGGTGTTGTCGCCGTAGCGCAGGCACAGTTCGTCGAGCGTGGCATAGCTAATCATTGCGGCACGTCCCTGTTATCGTCCGGTGCATCGGCCGGGCAGATTTCAAGATGCGGCTCAGCCAGCAGGCGCTGCCAATCTTCATCGCTCAATTCGCTGCGCTGTACCGTACGCCATTCATGGCGCACAAATTCCAAGCCGCAGCGGAAAAAGCGCTCGGTGCGTGAGCGCACAGCCACGGCATCGTCGGCGGCAAGCGGTTCGGTTGGTTTTTCAGGTAGCCTGTCTGCATCGGCGGTGGGCTGCACAACGGCATCCTGTTCCGGCTGCTGTTCAACCGGCGCGGTTTCAGGCTGCGTGGCTTCAGGCGGGGTGTTTGGGTCTTCCTGCTGTTCCGGCTGGTTTTCGGGCAGGTTGCCCTGCGACTCCGGCTGCTGCTCGGTTTGTCCGCCTTGCGCTTCTTGCTGCTCGGGCGGATTGTTCGGGGTGCCTTGCAGCGGCTTTTGCACTGCATCGTCTTGGGGTTTGTTTTTTGCCATTTATTTACTCCAAAACGGCGGCTTTAAACCGGTTAAAGCCGCCGCAAAAGGGGTTACAACAACCACGGGGTAGCGATAACCTGCACTTTGTTGTGGTGCGGGTTGTATTTGCCGTTCTCGTATTTGTCGGGTTTGATGATGCTGTTGGCTAAATCGCCCATCGTGGTCGGTACCAACAACAGGGTCGGCTTGATGTCGAGCGGGCGGCCGCCATCGCCTTTTTGGCTGATCATGGCGTCGTACACCTTGGCAAAGTTTTCCGGGGTCAATGCCTCGGTAGACATCGCGGCCATCTGCCAAAAACCAAAGCCCACGTTGGAGCGGCAATCAGCACCGTAGCGGTACTCGTTGCGCATAAACACGCCCTCGTCATCGCCTTTGGTCATGGCGGTAAACTGCATGGCCTTGCGCTCTTGGTAAATCAGCGGTTTCAGTGCGCGGCTGGTATCCAGCAGATACCACGGCGCGCCCTGCGTGCCGCCGGTGGCGGTAAACAGGTTTTTAACCAAGGTTTTGTTGCCGGTGCCGTCCACTTTTTCAAATACCGGGTGGTCGGTGTCAAAAAAGTTTTGGCCGTCGTAGCACAGGGTGGCGTTGCCTTTTTTCAGCAGTTCGAACACCTGCTGGTCGGGGAAGGCGGCAGCGGCGCGGCCCATCTCGGTAAACAGCGGCGCGTAAATACCGATGTTGTCGTCCTCGATGTCGTCGCGGTTTACTTTGACAGAGCTCTCAAAGTGTTTGTTGGCAATGGCGTAGCTATGCGCTGCCATATCATTAAAGGCACGGTCGCCCACCCACTCCCTAAAGCCCGGCCATTGGCCGAGCCAGCCGTAGGTGTTGGATTTGGTGCTGGATGGCACCACGGTGGCGATGTCCTTATATTGGCTTTTGGCAATCTGCAAGCCGTCTTGGTAGTTTTTCTTAAAGCCGGTCATCAGGGCTTTAAGGGCGTCCGGGGTAATAATCATGGCTGCTTACTCCTGTTTTTGTTTTGCGTAATCTTCGGCGCTGATGCCCAGCATCTCCGCCACCTTTGCCTCGTCGGCAGTCAGGCCTTTTTCCGCGGCAGCAGGCGGGATGCCGCCGGTCTGCGTGGCACTTAGGGCGGCCAAAGGCTGCGCCGTGGCCAAAAATTCGGCCAGTGCCTGCGGGTTAGATTTGCCCAAGCCTTCCGCCCATGCTTTTTGCGCCGGCAGCAGTCGGCCGTCGGAGAGGGCGGCGGTAATCAGTTGTGCGGTTTTTTCCGCCTCGTGCGCAGCCAGCTGCTGGCTCAGGGCGGCCACTTGTCGTTGCAAGCCTTGCAGTGCCGACAGCGGCACCTGTTGCGAGGCGGCAGCGGTATTAGGTGCGCCGGTCTCGTCATTGGCCGGCTGGCCTGCCGGTGCGGCAGGGGCGGCGGGCGGGTTCGGCTCGGCCGGTTTGTTTTCCGGCTTGGCTGCCTCTTTGGCGGCGGCCAAGGCTTCGGCCAGCTTTTTGCCATCGGTGCTGCTTTGGATTTGCTGCATCGCGGCCAGCTGCTCCGCCTCGCTGGCGGTTTCAGGCAGCCCGAGCAGCGACAGCATCAGCTTTTGTGCTTCGTTCATTGCTTCGTCCTTTTGAGAGGGTTGGAGGGGGTTAAGTAATCGGGAGGCGGCGGCCAAGGCCACCGGGTCGAGTTGGTCAAGCGCCGGGGTATTGGTGAGCGCGGGCGGCAGTAAATTCAGAATGTCGCCTGCGGCCGTGTATTGAAACACCGGCGAGATATAACGGTATTCGCCACCGGCAATCCGCTGCTTGGCCGCGGCCGTCCACTGCACCTCGGCATACAGCCCCTTGCCGTCGACCCATTCAAAGCCGGAGAGCCAGCCCGATGCCGGGTTGGGCTGTCCGTTTTGTGCGGTAAACAGGGTTTGGTGCTCGTAGTCCACCATCAGCCGCACCGGCCGCGCATTGAGCTCGGCGACTAAGGCGGCGGCACGCTGCGGGCTCAAACGCCAAAACGGCGCATCGGCCGGCCGCCCGTCGTTGGCGCGGAACTCGCCGGCGGGAATCAGCTGGATGCGCTGCGCCGCGCCGTCCACCGGGACGGAACAGGCAGCCAGTAAAAACGGGGGAGGGGTATGCTTGTTCATGGCCGCATTGTGCAGCCGGAATTGGGGAAAAAATCTTTGAAGCGCCTCACTTGGTTTTGGCGCGGATGAAACAGCCGACGGGGCGGCTGCGGTGTGATGGCTATAAAGAGGCTATAAAGCGCGTTTTTTAGCGGGGGTCGGGCGCGGGGATATACCAAACTATACCCAAGCCGTTTAAACGCCGTTTGGCGCGATTTTGGGCGAGGTGTCGTTTAACTGCCTTTCGGTAGGCCGCAGACAGAGGCCAAATAGTCGCTCACCGTCTCCACCAGCTCGTGCTCGTCTTGCGGCGTGAGCTGCATAAACGGGCGTGCCGGAATGCGGCTGCCGGGGTGCTTCACGCTTTTTACCGGATACGCCCCGGTAGCCCATGCCAGCGCCTTTTTGTGGCGCGGGTAAATCATGTGCGCGGCGGTTTGCCCGCCGAAGTTGTGGATGGCGGCATAGGCCACATTGGTGCCTACCCGCGCGCTATCGTTGTCGCTGGCCTCGGTGATGCTGTTGCGCAGGTGGCCGGTGTTTTGCAGGATTTTGTGGTTGCGCACATGCTTGTCAAACCGCGCCTGCGATACCTGCCCGCGTTTCGTCAGCGCCCCGGCACGGGAGAGCTGGCTGCCCAGCTTCAGCCCCGCCCAAGCCGGGCGCCCTTGGCTGTTAAAGTTTTCATCCACCGCCTGATGCAGCCTGCCGGCAATCAGGCGCATCAGGCTGCCGCGCTGCTCCAAGCCCTGCGCTGCGCGGCTGATGTTTTGCTGCAACTCTAACGTCTTGATTTCGATTTCGATCATAGCTATACTGTAATTCACAAATAGGCAGGGGTAGTTTCCAACTGGTAAAGGTTATGGTTTCCCCATATTATGCGGGTTCGAATCCCGACGCCCCTGCCTGTTTTACTTCATTCCTGCCGGGGCTTTCCCCCAAACCAGTGTATGCTGGTTCAATGCTTCTTTCCAATTCGTGATTCTGCCGCCGGTTCGCACAATATTCATCATCTCTTTGCTCTTCTTCTCCGGCTTATCCACCAACAATACCAATTTGCCCTGCTCGGTCTCATAAATAAACCATAATGTCGGATTTTTGGCATTGGTTTGTACATACACCGAGTCCGGCTTCAGCAGCAGCTCCGGCACACGCCGGATAATGGCTGCATCCAAAGCCCGACCGCTTGCCGCCTTGCTGTCGCGCAAGGCATGGGTAATGTCCGCATCCCCCATGCTGATAACGGCCGACTGAGGCATGATGTTGTGGGCGGCCAGCGCATCCAGCAGCTCGGTGTGCAATACGCCCACGTGCATTATGCGGTTGCTGCCGTGGCCGCCGGCGGCCAAAAAATCAAAGCGCCGGATAAACTCATCCGACAGCGCCTTAAAAAAGGCCGGCTGTTTCAGCGCCTCGCCCACCGCCATACTCGCCAACCGCGGCGGCAAATCCACCGCCCGTTGCATCTGCAATTGCCCCAGCTGCGCCAAGTGCCGCTTGCCCACATTGCCGTCAAAGCCGCGGTCGGCCATAAAGGAGCGGCCGTCGGCCAAACGGATGGCGCGGGTCGGTTCGGTGTCGCCCGCTTTGTTCACCACGCGGTACACCTCTCCCAACCGCCCCTCGCTGTCGGCCACTTCCAGCCCGCGCCGGGTCAAATCGGCCGCGCTGTAGGCGGTTACCGTGCAACGGCAGTTAAAGCCGTTGGGCGGGTAAAAGGTATCCCAAAACGGGTCGTCGATGTGATACACCTGCCCGTGCAGCTCGCGGTGCAGCGGGCGGGTGCGATTGTCCATAACGGCGGTGTATTGCAGATAAGGCATGGCGGCACGGTTATCTTGCAGCTCCTGCCAGCGCCCGGCCATATACGCATTTTGCATATTGGTGCGGTAAATCACCTCCAAGCGCTGCGGCGTGATACCCTTGCCCAGCAGCTCGCCGGTGGCAGCGTCCACCATATCGCCTGCCTGATCCAGATGCAGCCCCTTGGCCGTCAGCTGCCGCTCCACCGCATCCCTAAATTTGGCAAACGGCGTGCCCTTGGCCGCCGATTCGCCCAGCGCGCGGTGGATGTCGGCCACCACATCTTGCCGGTAGATGCCGGCGATGGTCTGCGCTTTGGCCGCTGCTTGTTGCATCCGCTGCGGCCAATCGGTCGGCACCGTGTAGCCCAAAGTCTCAAAATAACGGATGGCACGCTCCGGCGGCAGGCCGAAGGCATAGGCCAAATCCACTTGATTAACGCCCACCGATCTGCCCCCACAAGTCCGCCACAAACAGCACGCGCCCCAGCGCCTCTTGCAGCTGCGCTGTGTCCAGCTGCGGATAAGCGGCCAGCAGGCGTGCCGCTGCATCCTCGTAGCTGCCGCCTTCGGCGATGGCTTGGCCGAGTTGCTTAATCAGCGGTTCGAGCAGTGCGGGCAGATCAGTATTTTTCAGGTAGCCTGCAATACCGTCGTCCAACGCCAGCTGGTCGGGATAGATGATTTCGCCCTGCCGCGACAAGGCTACCTGCCGGTAGCGACTGGCCTGCGCCTGCCGTAGTTCCGGCTGGGCACCACGCATGGCCAGCATGTCTTGGTCGTCTGCCGCCTGCGGGATGGCCAGCTTTTCGTGCGCCCATTCCAGCGGGATTTTCATGCCGAGCTGCACCAATTCGGGCAGCGCCTCGGCATACAGCTTCATGTCTTCCGGCTGGCGGGTGTCAAACTCAAAATAGGGGATGTTGGCCGGCTCGGTGATGCCCTTGTTGAGATACAGCAGCGGCGCAATCAGCTGCCGGGTCAGCGTGGCGGCCAGCTGCTTGGCGTCAGATGCCAGCAAGTCGTGCCGCACTTCATTGTGGATTTGCCCCAGCGCGTTGGTGCTGGTTTTGCCGTCTGCCTGCGTGGTCAGCGTGCCGCCCAAGATGATTTTGGATTGGGTGCGTTCGCACCAGTCCACCATGCTCATAAAGGTGTCGCCGCTGCCGCTGGCCGCGTCCAACAGTTCCAGCATCATGGTTTCCGGGATGATGCCGGCCGCATTGTGGCCGATGCCCACCAGTGCGTTGAGCAGGGTGGTTTTTTCTTTGTCCGATGCGCCGGCCGGGTATTTCCCGAGCCGCACCGGCAGGCCGTAAATTTCCAAAAACTCGGCCAAGTCGCGCACCGAGTAGTTTTTAAACAGATACGGCCACGCCAGCGAGCGCATCAGCCCGCCGCGCGCCAAGAAGCCGCTGCGCGCTTGGTGCCGGTGCACAATCCAGCCCAGCGGCCACAATTCCTGCGGCTCCTGCCCGTTCACGCCCAGCAGCTTGAGTTGGTTGTGTTTCAGGGTAAACCAGCCCTGCGGGCGGTGGGTAAACTTGGCCGGCAGCCATAAGCCGTTCACCTGCTGCCAGCTGATTTCCACCGCGGCGAAGCCGTGGCCGAGCGCATCCAGCAGGTCAAACAGCAGCGCCTCAAAGTCCGGCAGGCCGTAGAGCCAGCCCGCCACCTCTTCCGCCAGCTGCCGGCCGGCCTCATCGGCATTTTTCGGAGCGGATACCCGCCAATCCAAGCCGGTTAAAGCGCGTTTGCGCTTGCTCATCTCGGCAAAGATGTGGCCGTCTTTTTCCTCCATATCGGCAAACAATTCCGACTGCGCCGTGATGTCGCCATCTTCCGCCCCTTCTAAAATCTGGTGCAGTTTCTGCGGCGTCAGCCCCTTGCTCGGATGCTCGCCGATGGTGCCGCGGGCTTTGGCCAGCTGCGCGGTCTGCTCGCCCTTGCGCGGTGCTTTCGGCGCAGGCTCGGTGTTGCCTGTAATAGCGGATAAAACGGCGGTAAAACGGGATTTGATAGACATAATTAAGCGGCAAGATGCAGTTAATCTTGCCGCTATTGTCAGATGTAAGGCCGTCTGAAACCGTTTGAGCCGCCTCAGCGGGTTGTTACCAAGCGCCGCTGCCGAAAGTCAGTACCCCGTCGCTGCCGCTATGGCGCGGCACAGCGGTGTAGTCGATCGCACCGAAGCCGCTTTGCGCCAGCATCCACAGCATATGCAGCGCATCCGGGCCGTCGTCATGGTCTGCCATCGGGAAATGCCGCAGCTGCTGGATCAGCGTGCTTTGGCTGGCGTGCAGGCGGATGAGGCCGTTGGCCATATGCGGTTGTAGGCTCTCAATCCTCAACAGCTTATCCGCCACCGGCTTGATGCCGCGCGCCGGAATCGGCACGCCAGCTGCCGCGCCGCGTTTCACCAATTCAGTTTTGAGAAACTCCTGAAATTGCACCGTCTCGATGCCCCACAGCAGGCAATGGTATTGCCGTTGCAGGGCGATAATGTCCTCAATGATACGGTCAGGCAGACGTTTTTTAATTTGCGCCTCCACCACATCCAGCACACCGGTACGCTTGTTAAAGCCGCCCACCAGCAGCGCCGACGGGTCGCGGCTGGCACCGGCTTTGCCGAGCGACGGGTCGCAGGCGCCGAAAAACAGCCACTCGTTATCGCGTTGCACCCAAAAATGCAGGCTGTTGGCAAACGGCGCGGCATCGCCGGATACCGGGTCGTTTTGGTACTCACTGTCAAACGCCGCATGCCCCACACGGGCGCGGATGGTCATCAGCTCCAGCACCCCGCGCGCCGCCCAGCTGGTAACCGCGCCGGCTTCCATTTCCGCGCGGTGGGCGCGGTAAAACGCCAGCGCCATTGCTTCGCCTTCGTTGCGGTACAGCTCTTCCCACTGCTCCCACAGCGCCATATTGTCCGGCCAGCGGATCATGGCTTGGAATTTTTTACGGTGCCAAAACGGGTTGTTTAAGGTGCGTGCCAACACGCTGTCGTAGTGCAGGATGGTACCGATGTAAATCACATCGTATTTCATGCCCACGCCGCCCAAAGGCAGGATGGTTTTGTCCAGCCAGTCGTTGAGTTTTTTGCGCTGCTCCGGGCTGCGTACCTGCTCGTCGTTCTCGATATCGTCCAAGATGGTTAAATCCGGGCGGTAGGGGCCGTGGCGCAGGCCGCGCAGTTTTTTGCCCGAGCCCGCCACCTGCACCTTGATGTCGTTGGCGGTCACAATCGTACCCGCCCGCCACACCCGCCCTGCGCCCGCTGCCTCGGGAAAGTCGGTCAGCAAGCGCGGGTTATAAGCCAGCTCTGCCTTAATCGCCTCCAGCATCGGGTAGGCTTGGTCGATACTATCCATCACGATCACGCAATAATGTTTTTGCGCGGTTACGATGCAATACAGGGTAAACAGCTGGGTCACCAGCGTGGATTTACCCTCGCCGCGCGGCGCGCCTGTCGCTTCCGGCACGCCCTTGGGCTCGCGCAGGACTTCAGGTAGCCTCGTAAACAAAAACTCGTGCAGTTGCGACTTTTCCGCCGTGTGCACATAATGCGGGAAGTAGGTATAAACAAAGTATTCAAAGCCACTTATCGGGTCGAATACCTTTGCCCGGCGCTCCGCGATGGCCGCCGGGGTCGATTCAAAGCCTACTACTTCCGCCTCGATGGTGCGCCGCAGTTGGTCGGCAATGGCGGAGAGGGATTTTAGAAACTCTTTATTTTTCATGAAAGTTATAAGATGGACAATAATTTAGGATGGTTGGATCGTAAATTACAGAATGCGATTCTTGTTTATTGCGCAAAGAAACCAGAGACTTCCTCCTCTGCAAGAGACATCACTGATGAATTGGTATGTGCGCAGGATCGGGAAATAGTAAAACCTGAATTTTCTTACCTAGAAGAAAAATTTCCTAATAAAACACCAAGTCCTGCCCATTCTTCCAAATGTAGAAATCTTGAGCCTAATCCTACTTATGAATATTGGAAACAAATAGTTATTCGTAATATATGTTATTTAGCTGGACATGATTTAATTTTATTTAATCAAACCAATCTAAGACTTAGAATAACATCAAAAGGTATTGATTTTATTCAACAAGACAACGGATTGTCTGCTATCCTTGAAGTGCAAACCGTCAAAATCCATGCCGATACACTAAGTGAGTTAAAAGCCCTGTTAGCCGATAAGCTGGATCAATCCGGCTTACCCGAAGCCGAAAAAGCCAAATTACAGGAAAAACTGGCCGAATACGGCGATGTCGGCATCCAGCACCTCATCACCAAGCTGCTGGATGCGGGTGTGCAAACCCTGCCGCAACTGATTTCTACCCTCGGCATTCCCGGTCTGTTCAATTAACCAAACCTCTTTTCCACTTCCGCTCCGAACGGCTCCAGCACCTCTGCCAGTGCGGCCAGCTGTTTGGGGTGTTTTTCCGACACAAACTGCACCAGCAATTCCACCACTTCCAGCGCCGTGGCCAGCTTGCTGGTTTCCGGCAGGATTCTGGCGTTGGCCGCCACGGTCTTGTTATAGGCATCGGCCAAACTGGCCAACAGCTTTACCTTTCCTGCCGGGCCTAGGTCGCCGTCCTGTTGCAGCAGCTCCATGGTCGAACTGTATTGCTGGAGAAAACCGGCCATCGTTGCCCGCCCCAGCTCCTCGATGCTGCCGCCGGCCAGCGTGTAGGCGGCGCGCATTTTGTCCCAATCGTCGCCGCGCTCGCGCGCCTGTTCGCGCCAGCGCCGCGCGGTAGCCTGCGTGGTGCCGCACATGATTGCCGCCGTCTCCAGCGTTTGATTGCCGGATACATACAGCTGGCGCAGGCGGTCGCGGGTTTCTTTCGGGTGAGCCATAGTCAATCAATCCAAATTAAAAGCCGAATTTAGCGCGGATAAAGGCAATGCCGGTGGCCACCACGCCGCCGCTCACCGCGCCGGATACCGCACCGGCCAAGCCGCCGTTGGTACGGGCGATGCGCTGGCAATCGGCCTGTATTTCGGCCAGCCGTTTGTCCATCGCTTCCTGTTTGGCAATGGTTACATCCTGCTTAGCGCTGATTTCGCGCAGCATGGTTACAACGGGGTCGTTCATGTTTTATCCGCCTTCCTATCCAGCTTGTCGCTGACTTTTTCCAGTTGGTTTTTAATCTCGTTTAATAAGCCCAAAATCTCGCTGCGTGCCTCCCGCGCCTCGGTTTTGGTTTGATAGCCCATCTCCACCGTATGCAACCGCTCGCGCAGCTCCTGCCGGTCGTGCTCGGCCTCTTTAAAACGGTCGGCCAGACTCTTGATGTAATACCACAGCGCGGCCACCAAAAAGCTCACCCCGCCGCCGAACACATACTCAATAGTCAAAGGCGTGCTCATCCGCATCCTCCCAAAATATCACTTGGCAATCGATACCGGGTTGCTGCCGGCTGCCTACATGCAGGCATGGGCGGCGGTTATCCACATCAAACTCCACCTCCCCGCATTCGGCTAGGGCGGCCTTGACGGCTTGATACTGCTCTTTAAACGGGATACGGCATGGCAGCACGGTAAACACCACGCCGAAATTCAGAGTCATGCCCATACGGTAGTCCCATCCGCCTACCGACAATTTGCGCTCCACTGCCAGTACAAACGGCTCCTGCTCGCGGGCACGGGCAAGCCGCATCTCCATGCCGGCATGACATACCGACAAGCGGCGCTGTACCAGTTCGCGGTATTTACTCACGATGCGCCCCCTGTCCGTTGCGGTACCACTGCTGCCAGCCGGAGGCCTGCGCATCGCGCTTGCCGCACCATGCACCGTACTCGGCGGCGTGGTTGAGCAATGCTTCCGGGCTACCCGAAGCGGGCGGCGCGGGGCGTTCGTAATCCGCCAACAGTTCTGCCGGAGCAGGCGGCAAGGTCGGCCGCTCCACCACCTTAATCGGCGCTGTAGCCGAGGGCTTGGCGGTAGAGCCGCAGGCCGTCAGTGCCAAGGCCGCTATGGCAGCCGCCAGCGCTGTTGTCGCGTGCAATCGCATGAGGTATCTCCTGTTTGATATGGGTGGTTTGGGTATCTAATCGGCGGTTGGCTTCGGCCAGCTTCACGGATTGGCTCTTGGCAAAATCAACCCATTTCTGCCGCTCCGCCGCCACTTCGGCCAGTTTGGCGCTGTAGGCGCGTTCCGCCTCCAGCTGTGCCTGTTGGTGTGCAGCGGCCACTGCGGCCATTTCGGTTTTGGCTTTGCCGTCGCGGTTCAGGTAGCCTGCACGGTAGCAGGTGGCTGCCACAGCCAGAGCCAGCAGCAGCGGCAGCAGCTTTTTCCACAGGCTGCCTGCGGGCAGCAGCTTACTCAGTAGGGGCATCCACATCATTTTCGCGCTCCGTTTCCTGTTTGATAGCCGCCAGCTGCGGGATAACCGACAAGCCGCGACGTACCAAGGCAAAACCGCCCACAATGCCGCCGTAAGCCCACCACATCCACTCCACAGGCTCAGGAGCCATCACAAACTTATAGGTCATGACCGCGTAGGCGATATTGGTCCAGATTTTGGTGTGGCTGGCCTGCCCCGTGGCCGGGTTGGTAAAGTTACCGGCCAGCCAAGTGCCAAACTTATTCATCGTTTCGCCTTTCTGCGCCGCTTGGCCGCCCGTTTGGCCGCTGCCACGCCGCTGCGCTTCCAGTTCGGCAGCGGCTGATCCATCCACACATCGCGCCGTGGCGGCAGGTGCGGGTGGGTGTGCTTGGGCAAACTACCCAAAGCCAAAGCCACCAATGTTTTCTTCAGGCTCATGCCGCCACCTCCGCCGCAATCGCTTCGGCCACCGCGCGGCAAATACTCCACTTAGTCTGCTTCCACTGCGCAAGGTCGGCATCGTTGCTGATAAAAAACGGCTCCAAGATAATGCCGCCCGCCTGCGCATAGGCCAAACGGCTGTGCTGCCCGGCGTTGTCGGGCTTGTAGCCCCCCTCGCCGCGCAGCTTCCAGCCGCTGGCAGCGGCCACCGCCGCGCATATACGCTGGCAGGCCGCCTTGTTTTTCGGGATGGAGAGCGCCTCAATGCCCGTTGCCTCTTTCTTGGCGGCGGCATTAGTGTGGAATTCCACAGCCAAGCGGCTGCCTTTGATGAGTTTCACGGCTTCGCGCAACGGCATATTGCCCTTGCCCGTGCCGTCGGTTTTAACCTCTAAGCCGTAATCGGTGCGCAGAATAGAGGTCACGATATTGCGCATGTCCTGCGCAATATCCGCCTCGCGGTCGCTGCCGTTCACGGCGCCCGGGTCGGTGTTGGAATGCCCGGCTGTAATGGTAATAAACATGATAAAAACCCCAGTGGTTACACTGGGGTTATTGTCCAACGGCAGGCTACCTGAAAATGCTTGAGGCGGCTCACACGGTTAAAGCAGCGAGATTTGCCGGCTCTCCGGCGGCGGGGCATTGTCGGTCTTTTTGAGGATGTCCCACACCGTGCGGTCGGTAAGGTGGTGGCATTGCGCCAAATTCTGCACCGCCCAAAACGCGGTCATGTTATCGCGGCTCACCAACTCGTCAAACTGGCGGCGGATTTTACGGTGCAGTAGCTCGCGCACCGCCCGTTCGCATTTCGGCAGCCACAACCGCTGGCGTTGGCCGAAGGCGCGGCACAGTTTGTCCGCCGCCTGCTCGCCCACCACTTCCGCCAAAGCGGCGTGTGTGGCCTGTCCGGCACGCTTCACATTGCATGACACCGGAAAGGTGGTGCCGCCGTAGGCGCGCAGCAGAGCGAGTGTCGGCTCGGCGCCAATCAGCCCCACCATTTCCATCACGCTGTCCGGCAGCAGGTGGCGCACCGCTTCAAAATCCGTTTCGTCATAGAGTTCAAACGACATTATTTTTCCCCTTTCCGGCGGTTGGCATAAATCTGCAAGGCCGCCACCAGTTTGTGCAATTTGTCATCCGGCAGCCAATGCACTTGGTCCACGCCAAACATCCGTTTGGCCATCCCGTGTGCATAAGCCCAAGTCAGGCCGTTATCCAACAGCAGCGCCTCTACCTTGCCGATCATCTTGGAGGCCGAGCGGCGCGGGCTGGGGCGGCGCCCCATCGGGCGGCTGGCGGCAAAACCCTGCCGCTGCATGGCCGCGAGCACCGCTTCCAGCTCACGTAGGGTCATCTTGGCGCAGGAGCTTTTGCCCGTTTCGCGGCGCAGCAGGGCACGGTAGGTGTCGTCGTCCAAGCCCAGCTGTGCTTTGCCAATGTGGATTTTGGCTTTCAGTTTGTTCAGATTGGCCTGCATTTTTCAGGTAGCCTCTTGTAATGATCCACTCATGCCGCCGCATCCGGCAGCGGCATGGATTGAGCATCACTGATTCACCAGCTCTTTGAGCTGAGTGCTCGGCTTAAACCGTACCTTGCGTTTGGCCGCCACCTGCACCGGCTCGCCGGTTTTCGGATTGCGGCCGGTACGGGCGGCGGTTTCCACCACCTCAAACACGCCGAAGCCGTTGAGCGGTACCCTCCGCCCGTTGGCCAAAGCCTCGCGGATGGTATGCTGCACCGCCAGCAGCGCAATTTCGGCCTCGGCGCGGCTCATCTTGCCGTGTTCGGCGATAGCCTTAATTAAATCCGGTTTATTCATGGTTTAACTCCTATTTAACTGTTTTAAACTGCGGCAAACCGTGCCGCGCGGATTTCGATTTTTCAGGTAGCCTGCTTACTGCTTAAGCTCTGGAACATCCTGCACTTCATCGCCGCGTATGCGGGCATTGGCATTGATGGTCATCATCGCTATCGCGGCATAATTCTGTGCCGGGGTATTCTTTTGAGATATGCCTCGCACCATAGGCACGTCACTGGTACATCCGATGTCTAATGTGTTTTCCACGTCTTCGATGGTAATAATTACTTTTGCCATGTCTTTACTCCTGCCAGCCACCCAACAATTCGGCCAGCTCGGCCAGTATCAAGGCCAATGCGTTGCTTGAGATGATTTGCGAGGCGGCGGCCAAATCAAATCCGCTGTCGCCGTGGCTCTGGGTATCCTCCTGTAGGTGGTCTAAGTAGCGGATGCGTTTCAGGGTCAAATCCTGCGTCAGCACCAGCACCACGCGCTCGCGCCACACCAAACCAAGCTCGACCACGCGCTTGCCGCATTTCACATGCTGCACCACTTCTTCGGCGGTTACGTCTTCGCGCTTGATGCGTATTTCCGCGCCCATATCACCCGCGCCCACCAAGGCTACGTAGTCGTCCAGCTCAAATTGTCCGTCAGCCTCGCCGCGCAGCAGCCATTGGGTCATCAGCTCGGATACGGAGCGGCGGGTAATAGTGGGTTGTGCCCGCAGCCCGCCCAAGGCTTCGCGCAGATGGCTCAACAGGGTTTCGGCTTTGTTGCCGGTTTGGTTAATCAGCAGGTAGCCGCCAACCAAGACTGCATCAGTGCGGCTGGCGCGGGTAAAGGCGCGCGGCAGTAGCTCGTCAACAATCTGCTCTTTCAGCTCCTGCCTTTCCTTGCGGCCGACTTTGCGGGCTTCCTCTGCTTCGATTTTGGCGATTTTTTCATCCAAGACGGTTTTGATGACCGCACCCGGCAGCACCCGTTCTTCACGTTTCAGAGAGATGCCGAGCGTTTTATCTGCGGTAAATACCAGCTCGTCGCCAAACGGCTGCGGCACGGCAAAACCGTCGGTAAACCAATCCAGCCCGCAGGGCGGTGCAAAGCGGTGTTCGTCCAAGGCGGCAGCTAAAACGGCCGCATCCGGGGTTTCAGGTAGCCTGTAGGCTTGGCATTGCTTAAACCACATCTTTTTGCTCCTCATCGTCGGTTACACATTTGTTGCCGTTTATCCAGCCTTCTTGGTAATCCACCTCTCCGGCTTTGACCTGTACGGCATGGGCTTTCACTTCGTCCCAATCCATGTTGTTGGCTGCCCAGTCTTCGATTTCGTATTCGTGCGCGGTAAACAGCTGCTCGGTTTCGGCTTTAACCTTCTCGCGGTCTTCGCCGCAGCGCTCGGCGTAATAATCGGTTCGGGCATCGGCGATAATTTGGGTGGGCACGCGCCAAACCGAAAAATCGGGCATTTCTACCAATAGATATTTTTTCATTTTTTCAAACTCCTACATGACAAACCAAATTGCAGCACTGATCGCAAACCATACGGATGCCACGACAAACCACCAGCGGCCTTCTCGGCGGTAGGCTTCAGCCGTGGCACAGTAGTGCCGTGCCAACTCCAGCGCGCGGTAGCCATAAGTATTGATGGTGTCGGACACATCAATTTTCAGGGTGCAGTTGATTTCTCTGCCTGTTTTATCGGCGCAGGACTTGCCTTCATTCAGCATTACAGCCATCTCACACCCCCGCTAATTCCGGGTCGCTGGGTTCGATCACGATTTTTTCCACCCCGCTCATGATTTTGATACCCGGTACCTGCCCGTCGGCAAACAGCTCGGCCTCGTTGAGGATGGCCTCCTTGTTGATTTCTTCTTTCAGCCGCACAAAGCGAGCCAGCGCGGTTTTTTCCTTCAGGTAGGCCAACACCGCCGCCACACCGGTTACACGCACGCTGGGCGGGTCGGCACGCCATTTCACGATGCCGGTCACAAAATCCACGGTCTTGGTTTTGTAGCCTTCGGTCAGCTCTTCGCGGTTGGCTTCGCAGTAGGCCTGCACGCCGCCGGTGAGCTCGGCAAGTTCGGCGCGCAGCGGGTCGGCCAGCTCGTTATATTCCTGCTCGATGGCCGCCTGCTTGTCGCCCATCTCGGCTTCCAAGCGTTTTACTTCGCGTGCCAAGTCGCCGATGCGGCGGATTTGCGCCGAGGCTTCCACGCGGCTCTGTACGGCGGCCGTCAGCGCGGCCTGTTTAATGCGGGTTTTCTTTTTTGCTACCATTGCTTTTTCCTTTCAAAGATTTCAGCGATTATTTGATACAGTTTTTTCAGGTTTTCCCGTCCCCGGGCTTCTTCTTCTGGTGTTAGCTGCCGTTTGTGTTCCAACTTCGGCGGCTCCGGCCTCGGCGGCAGACACCTAATCAGCATCTTGGGTGTCGGCCAGCGTTCGATTTCGGCAAATAACCGGGTAAATCCTGCGGTGATTCGCCCTTTGTCCAACTGTTCGACCCAACTGATATTCACTGAGGCGATGGCCTCCACCCATACACTGGCCGTCAATTTGATGCCGTCGGCGGGCGGCGCACCTTCCAGCCGCAGCATCATCAGTTTTTGCAGCCCGGTCAGCAGCTCATCGCTGACAAACTTAGGTAGTGGCTTGCTCATTTTTCATTTCCTCCAGTTGTTGTACGGCATCCACCACTTTGCTTCCCCGTGGCCGGCTGCCGCCGATAATGACTGGGGTGGCGGCGCCGTCGCTGATGGATACCGGCACCGATGCCACATTACCCGCCCAACCGGCGATAATCTCGTACAGATAGCCGTGGGATTTGAGCGGCGTCTTCAGACGGCCGCTGTCGCGGGCGGCCAGTACCTCGTTAAATGCATAAGCCCAGGCGGCCACGGGGGCGGGGTAGGATTGGCCGTTGCGGCAAATCTGCCCGGCTTGGATGTCCGGCAGCAGTTCGGCCATCAACGAAGCCATGCGAGCTTGAGAGAGCGCGGACTTGTTCGGGCGAAACAGGCCGAGGTATTTCACTAGCCCCAGCGTCATTGGCCCGCCGATATTGGCCAGCATCCACAAGCTTTGCCGCGCCTGCTCGTGGGCAATCAGCGCATCCAGCGAGTTTTCCGCGCCGCAGCACGGGCAACGGGTTTTCATGCTGCCGCTCCCTGTTCGGCATCCAGCCGCAAAAAGGTATCGATATTTTCGCGCTCGGTTTGTAGGGCAAACGCCTTGTCTTCGGCGCTCATATCGTCCGGGTAATCGCGCAGGATCATCCAATCCAGCCTTTGCGTTTCTAGATTCGCAATCAGCTCAATGCCCTTACCAATATCGGCCACCTTGAAATAGTCATATCCATCACCGCGATAGCCGACTTTCATGGTAGTGCCGTTGCATTCCAACACCACCGCTTCAACCCCATCATGGAAGCGCACCATGTCGCCAAATTTGATTCGCTGTGTCATTTCTAAGCTCCTAACTTCTTCATCATCTCATCACGCCTTTTTTGCGCCGCTGCGCCGATGGCTTGATAGTGTTTGCAAGCCACAGCCTTGCGTGACCAATAGCGGCTGATTTCGCCTTTGGCGCAGGGCGCAAAGCCAAACCTCAACATCGGCGTCGGCCTAGGCTCTTTGTCTTTCCCCGGCTCGCTGGTTTTCCAGTGGCAGCACCGGTAGCAGGTTGGTTCGGTCATTTTCAGGTAGCCTTTATCCTTTTGAATCCCACTACCCACACCCACGGATTGATGCCCCATGCTTCGGCACCGTTGATGTAGTTCCAATACTTGGCGAAGCTGCCGACCGCATCGGTTGTTGCTGGATCGCTATCCGTACCTTCTGCTAGAGCATCCTCCCAGCTGATGGCCTGCACTCGCTCCACCTTGATGCCGGTTATTTCCAACAGGATGCGGCTGTGTTTGCGCGGCATATGGATGGATGGTTTCCAGTGGATGTTGGTGGAGGTGGTGTCATCAGCCCTGTAGAGCAGGCTGCCCGTTTCCGGGTGTACCGCCCAAGCCTCGCGCACCCATAAACGGTCGCCGGGTTGTCCATAGGGACAGGGGACAAACTGATCTAAACGTACATGCGGTTCCTGTTTGCCAAACAGTGCGCCGAAGCGGTTTTTGTGGTGCCCAAGCACAATTAATTTTCTCCAGCTCGAATCCAGTTGTAATGCCCGCCGAGTCTGTGTTTTACGACCTTCTAAAATCGCCCGCACCATCGGACCGCTGAATAAAATCGGACGTTCTTTCATCACTAACCCCTCTGTTTCTTCCGATAACTCGGCCGCTTGTCCTGTACCTGCCTAGCCTTGCGCTGCAATATCCGACGTTCCATTAACTGCAACTTAAATTCTTCGTCACTCAAGTTGTAGCCTCGTCGTCTAATCCTAATCGGTCGCCTCATCATGGTTTTGTCCTTCCGGTTTCAGGTAGCCTGTCGGAGACAGGCTCATATACGATGCCGCGCATCCGCTCTTGGTCGCTCATGCGGCTGTAGGCCGCTTCCCATTGCGTTGCTTCGCGGTCGGCCTGCTGTTGCAGGGCGGCCATGCGGTCGGTTGTCGGCTCGGTCTGTACCAGCACCCTGTTTGCTGCCGGCTGAGGGGTGCAGCTGCCGGTCATGGCGGCATAAGCCAGCGCAATCAGCGTGCCCACCATCCAGCGCCACAGCGCCGGTTTTAAGCTGTCTTGCCACATTATTTCCTCCCATCTTTGATGCCGCGGAGTACAAGCTCAATAGCCCAGCCCACCCCGAAACCCACAATCGCAATGGCAAAGGCCAAAGTAAGTGCCGCGCCTATCACGCTGCCGAAATTAGCTTGGTTAAACCATGTCCAAAATTCACACATTTTTAATCTCCTCTTTGCTTAGTGAATCAACATCTCGGCAAACTGCCGTACCATTTCCACGGAGGGTTCCTGCCGGTTAATCCGGGCAAGCCGCACCACGCCGCGCAGCATCTTGTCCAGCCTGCGTGCGTTGCCTGCGGCGGTGCGCACCAGCTCGGCGGCGGCCTCCTCATCCATATCCGGCATCGCTTGGGCCACAATCTGCGCCAAATCTTCATCCGGCACGCTCTCGCCCAAGTCCAATTTAAAGGCCATGCGGCTGTAGAGCTGTTTCAATTCGCCGTTTTTGCCGCGCAGGTTGACCAGCAGCCGCGGCATCCCGGCCAACACCAAACCGCAGCCGGTTTTGTCGTGCACGCGGCGCAGGCATTCCAGCGCCCGCAGCGGCAGGTTTTCCGCTTCATCCACTAAGATGATGCGGCCGCTGTCGCGCAATCGGCCCACCACCGCATCCATCAGCTCGTTCAGGCTGCCTTTGCCCTCTGCGCCCAGCATGGCGGCCAGCTTTTGCAGCAGCACTTTGGCGGTATAGGTCGGATCGGTCTCAATCATCAGCGCATCGGGTGCCTGTTTGCAGTATTCGCGCAGTGAGCTGGTTTTGCCCAATCCGGCCTGTCCAAACAGCACCACTGCTTCGCCTTCCACATGTGCCAACCGCAGCACGTCGCGCACCCGCTTGGCCGTAGTCGTGAGCACATAGTCCACCTCCAGCTTTCTTTCGGCTTCGCGCTCGCGCTGCTTTTGCAGATAAGCAGCAATCTTGCGTTCGATTTCCTGCACATTGCCCGGGTATTTGCCGTGCAGGTATTGGTTCACCACGGGCGAGGTGACGCCCACGGCACGCGCCACCGCCGATTGCGAGAGGCCGTTATCGCTGATATAGTCTTGTAAATCCTGTCTGATGCTCATCTTTAAAATCCTTTTAAAAAGGGGTTTCAGGGTTTTCAGGTAGCCTGTTGCCGCAGGCTGCCTGTTTTACTTCGCTTGCTGCCGCTCCCATTCGTCGCGGTCGCTTTCAAACATAAATATCTGAGGTTTTTTCGCCGGCACGGGTTCGTAGTTCCCATTGCCAACCAGTAGACCAAAATCGGGCTGGTGCTCGATGGCCGGGCGAGTTTCTTCTTTCGCCAGCCGGATGGTGTTTTCCGCGCGTTTGATGCGACCTTTGGCACGTTTTTCCGCCAGCTGGTCGCGCACCGTAATCGGCATAGCTGCGCGTTTGTTGCCGTCCACCTTGGCTTTGCACACAAAGCTGCCGTCCATCTTGTACACATACACCCACTCGGCATCGTCGTAGTCGTAGGCCACCCGCACGTCTTCGCCGTGCAGCTCGGCCAATTCGGTCGAAAAATACACATTGCCAAACAGCTCAATCTGTCCGCGTGCCGCCTTGCGCACTTCCTGCGGCCTAAACAGCACGTCCAGCTCCGCTTCGGCCAGCAGGTCGGGGGCGAGGTTTTCCTGCTGCATCCGCAGGTCGCGGTATTGCAGCGGGGTGTAGTGCACGCCCTCGGCGTTTTTCGGCAGCTCGCTGTGTGGCCGGTTGTTGTAATCTGCAATACACTGCATCACATCCGCCATAAATTGCTGCCAGCTCGGCAGCTTGGCCTTGTAGCGCTGCTGTTCGGGTGTCAATTCCTTGCCCTGCCGCCATGCGTTAAACGCGCTGTCCATCTTGCGGTAGAGCAGGTTTTGCGTGCTCCGATCCATGCTGGAGCCGGTAAAGGTTTCGTATTGCGCTGCCAGTCGGATCAGGTTGTCTTGCCACCATCTTTCGATAATGCCGCGCCCCTGCGGGTTACCCGGCAGGCCGGTTTCGTGGTGGATGCCCAGCCGCGCAGTTAAGCCGGTGATTTCATGGTCGATGGTTTTGCCGGTTTGGCCGCCGCCGTTGTCGGAGTAGTACATCAGCGGCACGCCGTTGTGCTTGATGCCGATACGCAGCGCATCCGCCACCGCCACACAGCTCTCTGCCAGCGAAAAGCTAAACCCCACCACCATGCGCGTGCAGCCGTCGATAATCACAGTCACCTCGGGCTTAAACGGTTGCCCGTGGATGGGATGCTGCACCTTGGCTTTAAAGCTGTGGCCGTCGCCGATCCACACATCATTTGGCCGTAAAGCCTGCCAGTCGCGCCGGATATAGGGCTGCAGCGATTTGTAGGCCGCACCGGTCATGCGTCCGCGCTGCTGCATAATCTGCGGCAGCCTTTTCCACACCCGCCGCACCGTATCCAAGCTCGGCAGCTCGTAGGCCGGTTGGGTAGCCAGCCAGCCTTTGGCAAATTCCTGATAGCTGTGCGCCAACTTCGGAGCGCTCGGGCGGCAGTGGTGTGCCATAAAGTCGGCCAGCCAGGCAATCTGCACCACCGGCGTCTCTTTTTTGGTTGGGCGCGGTGCCAAGGCAGCCAGCCGCTCGTTGGGCGAAGTGGCGGCACGGTAAGCCGCTACCCAGCCTTTCAGGGTGCGCACACTGATGCCACGTTGGTTGTTGGCGCGGGCATTGGCCACCGGCACCAAATAAGCCAGCGATTCCGATAGCTGCCCACTTTCCACCTGCCGCACCACAAACTGCACCGCATCCGTAATCCCAAAGCCGGTTACCTCATGCAGCCGCAATACCTCCGCCGCCAGAGCCATCCGCGCATGGGCGCAGTCGCGCTGCTTGTCGTTCAAGCCCATCGCATAGTCGTCAATCGGCAGCCCCAGCTGCTCCATCCGCCGCCACGCCGCAGGCCGTTTGGCCTTGGCCACGCTCGGCAGCATCGCCGGCTGTGATTGAGCCAGTAACTGCGCCGCCTGCCGCTCCCGTACCGCGGCTTGGATGGTTTCAGGTAGTCCGGCCACTTGGTATTCCACGCCGCCACCGCGTTGTGCACGTCTGCGGCTCGGCCAATATTCGCGCTTAGCTTTATCGGAGATACCTTTAGGGGTTTTAGGCAGAGAGGGGATGCTGAGCTGCGCTAATTCAGCCGCACTTAAATATTCACTCATGGCTTTCATCCCCAAAATCCAATTCCGGATTGCCAGCCTTTTTCACGTTCTCGCGCTGATAGGCCAGTAAAGCCAACACATTGGTTAAAGCTGCAATGGTCTCGTCTACACCGCTGCCGTCTTCGTGCCATTTAGCCAACAGCGCCAAAGCCTCGGCTGTTTGGCTCTGTACTTGTGCCATATCCGCCACCTTGCCCTTGCGGCCACGCGGGATTTCAATCACCACCCGGTCGCCATGCAGCACACTCAAATACTCGCTGATAAAGCGGCTGCCGGTCAGCGCCTCAAACTGGGCTATCCGATTGAGTGGCAAAGTGTTATCCAACAGCCAGCGGTAATAGGTTTTAAGCTCCACCCCCATCAGGTCGGCCATCACTTTAGATGGACGGTGCTGTTCCTTAGCATGCCGTTTGGCCAGCTCAATCGCATGGTCTAGAGAGGTGGCTTTCGCCTGTCGTCTGATGGTTCTCAT